AATGTTCTTGGTGATCATGTTGCTGACGGATCTTACAACGTCAGCCGTTTGTCTGTTGGCGTTACTGTTTAGGATGCTCATGCCTGTTGCAGTCTTGGTCTGTGCTGGACTCATATCGCCCTAGCCTATGCTGGTTTGACCGCTATCTAAGTCTGCCTCACGCTCCAGTTGTTGCACAATCTGCAATAAGCCGTTAGTTACGTCTGGTATTTGTACCGATTGGAAGGAATCACGGACTGACGCTCCTGGTTTTACACGGAACTGCTTACCTGGATATATCTGTTCTGTGTCAGTTCCTGGTTCAAATGCGTTGGGATCTATGACGGTTAGTGGTGCGGCAGATAGAGACTTCCCCTCTACCATCATGGCGTAAGAGAAGTTTAGAATTGCTTGGGCATCACGGATTGCATAGTAGATCCCATCTCCCCATATTGTTTCAGGGTTTTTCTGCCAGTGGCAAAAGTGGAAGGGTAGTGTGTCATCAAACGGATTCTCTGCAATCTTTACTACCTTATCACCTATTACTGTGATGACTACAGGTATAGTTATGGGTATGTCTGCTGAGTCTATATTAAGGTGTCCTTCTAAGTCCTTACCGTCTAGTCGGCCCCAGAACTCAAGTACCTCAAACTTCTTTAGGCGATGCGCCGTACTTTCGTCGAACTTCTTAGGGTGTTCGCTCGTGTCGTATCCCTGTGATAGTCCGATGTCATTTTCGATGATTTCTTCAATCGCTCCAGGGATGAACCCCTCCGCTGTTTTCGCCAAGTCTCGTAGCTGTATCTTACTGAGAAAGGAACGTTGGATAATGTAATCGGCATCTTCTGAACTCGTTGCTTCGGGTGATGGGAATATGTTCCAAATACTAACGTATTTGACTGAGGGCATTAATTCCGCTTCCAGTACCGACTCCACTGCCACCATATCAATTGCAGTTTGTACTGTCTGGTAGACTGGAAAGTTCTTATATTCGAGATTAATCGCCTTCGTACATCCTGTGCCATATAAACACATTTCATGTATAGAATGTTGCACCTGCTCATTGTATGTGGTCCTATCAAGGATGTCCCTAATCTTGAACTCCATTTGCTTAGAGCGTTCCAAGAGCATGTCTTCCAGCAGGTCAGGTCTGTCTGGGGGTGCTTGTATATCGGGAGGGAAATATTTCGGTTTTCGTGAGGGCGTAATGCTGAACGGTACTTTCCCATCCTCAAATAGTAGCGTATTAATCTTAATCTTCGCTGAGTTAATCTTACGCCTAGTCTGATTGACAAATATACCCCTTTCATTCGCCAGTTCATTCGCCTTTGAAATCGCTGAAGGGTATTTTCCTCGATACGCATCGTATCCCTCCTCCCAGTGTTGTTCGTGTTCTCTACGATATTCTCTAGCTTCCTCAAATTTTTCTTGTACTACCTTGGCAAAGTCGTCTAGCTCTGCTTGGATCACCTTAGTCTCTGCAACAGCCATTTGTCCTGTCTCAGGATCAGCCATTACCTCAGTTGCTTCGTATTCTGCCATTATTGTCTTCCTTCAAGTTCAACTTGTATTTCGGAGCCGTCTTCTAATGTTAGGTTTACCTCATCCACCGTTTCTACTTGACTGTCTAGCGAATCTGCTAATCTTGCTAGTGTCGTTGCAACAGCTTTAACTAGAAGACAGCCTTCTTCCTCCCCTAATCGGCTACAGGCAGTCTCTACTAACTCATTGATAATTGGCTCTAATTCATTGTATAACTGATCTGAGTCTGTTCTATTTGTGCCAAATTTGGCTTGTATTACATTACTCATAATGCAGATGGGCTAAAGAATTTTAATTCAGGCTTCATGTGTCTCATGTTTACCTGCTTATTGTAGTCTGGAACCCCAGGAAACATCTTACAACCAAAACACGCAATTGCCAATGCCATCACGCAATCATCGTGCGCTCCAGGTTGTGCTGCCATTTTTCCATTAGGAAGGTTTACAAAGGTTTGTAATTCATCAAGAATTTTAGGACTTTTAATTAAAATTTCGTCCTCTCGTATTAACTCACGAAGATAGTCAATGATCAAGGGTTTTGACTTTACAGTTGTGTGAAACCCTAATTTTCTTGCGGATCTGCTTGACCTTTCGTCAAGAATCTTTTCTGAATAGATGTCTGGATATATATGTACGTCTGATAGAAACTTTAAAGTTACTAACCCATGGTTGTTTCTTTCGACTAATAGCTTTGCCTTGTTATACCACTTGCCAAGACTTGCCAGTTGCCATGCAAATAGGTCTGGATCTATCTTCACTCGTAGCATTGCTACCTCGTCCATTGTGATTGCGTCTAGGACTACTGCTACACTCCAGTCTGTATCTCTTCCTACGTCTATACCCTCGGATACGTCTGCTCCAATACGATACTCCCTCTTTGGATGGGGCCGTTGCCATACTTGCAGTTCCCCGTCCTCCATTGCTTCAATAATGTATTTCTCTCCACCTCTCTCTCTCCACGCCTGAACTGGTATATGGAAGCCTTCACAAGGAGTTTCACGTTGACGCTTCTCTGCCTGGAGGACCATTCTGTTAACAACGTCACTAAAAAAGACTCCACGACCTGTTGTTACGAATGATTCACGAGCCGTTGTAGGAAATTCCTGGTGAAACTTGCGTAGATCGTTCTGGCATTGAGTTTTAATGCACTGCCGCCTCCAGTTTAGACTTTCTAGTGTGATTTCAAAGGTGACAGGTTCCTCTTTACCAACGTCAAAGGATGTGGACTGGCCTAATAGGTTGAGTTCTTCCTCTCCACCGTACCGTTTGTCCTCTCCTAGCTCCTGACGGAAGGTTTCCTTCTCTTCTTCTGTGTTAAAGGGCTTCTGATAGTAGCTGTATATGTACCAGGGGAAGAATATGGCCTCCCATCCTGAATTGCCCTCTGCGGCATCCCAGTACATGTCATGAAATACACCGCCTACGCCCTGTGCAGTGGATTCTATGACTGCTTCTGTCTGGAATCCCTGGACTACGCAGTTTAAGAGTCCTAATAAGTAGTCTTCTCCTCCATCTGACCAGGATGCTACCTCTGAACAGTGTAAATAGTCTATCTTGCTACCTCTTACCTCTCTACCGCCTACTGTGGAGAGGGAATATTGGCTGTTTAGGCCACCGTCGTCACCGCCCCAGTGTAAATCCCTCCTACCGCTGTACTTTAGCTGTGGTTTTACGACTTCTGGTAGGTTTTGTTCCATAATTCGGGTCATTCCAAACATGACATCCGTAGCTGCCTTACTGTGAGTAGTGATTTGCACTACCTTATTGTGGTTCATGGCGGCGTGTCTAAAGAATCGCCCCTGGACATACGTTGAAATTCCAAATCTGCGGGCTTTTAGAACGATCATTCTAACGTGATCGTGTTCTTCTAGCTGTCTTTGCATCATGTAGTGCATAATTTCCTGCACTTCATTGAGAGCAAATGGTATTAGTTCGCCTGTGCCAAACTTCTGGATCTTTAAGCAGTGGGTAAAGTATAGGAGTGGGTCGTCTTGGAGCTTCTTTATTAGCTCTATCGCCTGATTTTTATCCATTATCGTCTGTTGGTTGCGGCCCCGACAGAGGTGCAAGGGGAATCGAGGCCGCAGGAGGGTGGAGACTGGCCCTCCTTTTCCAGGTATTCGCTTCTAAGAGCTTTTTACGGTCTGATTCAGACAGTTCCTCTGTGTACCTAAGCTGTGGCTCAGGACTTTCCCAATATATAGGCTCTTTCATTAGCGGTAAAAGATGTGATCTCCAAGCTGTGTGGTCTTTTCTAGCTTCTTAGCCCACCACGGCTTCACATACGTTGCATGGTAATGCGTTGCTCCTCCTGTAATATCCTCTTCCTGGTGATAAAGTGCAAGTATTGCGATGTTCTTGCACTGTTGGAAGAGTCTCTTACTCCGTATCTTGTCACTACGGCCATCGCAATACCAGGAGAATTGGCAAAGCTTCCAGTGGCCCTTGCCCTTTGGCCCCTGGTAGACCACTTGACAGATGGTGTTAGGATATTGATCGCTTTTTACACGGTTTATTGTCACATAAGCTACTCCGAGCTTTCCTGAATCTGGTTCTGTCGCTGCCTCAAAATAGATATTCCTAGCCAAGCAGTCCAGTTCCTCCCCTATTAGGAAGGAAGGCGGGTCTTTGTATATAATTGGTCTAAATGTAAGAGTGCTGGCTGGAATGAGGGTATAGAAAAGCGACATTAGTACGATAAAGAATGCTGCTCTCATATATTGTCATTGGGATGTTGCTGGATATGGGTGTGTGGGGGTAAATGCCCCTAACTACTTTATGTAATAATAGTACCCCCGTGGGACACGGGGGGTGGGGGTCATCAGCTTC